AGGCCCATAGGCTGCACCGGTTACCAAACTAGTGTCTAGCGACAAACCGTCGCCTGCTTGCATGGCGAGGCGACGAACAGACCTCTCCCTACGGAGGGGTCGCAACTAAAACCAGCGAATAGGTTGGTCCCTTTAGCTTCCGTGTGGCTAGAGGGTTGCGTTCTAAGAACGCCTTCGAACACGCTTAACAGCGGCGAAGGTTGAGGAGTAGTATAGTTAACAGCGATGGGGCCTGGGAGCCACTCCAATTCCTGTGCGGTGCCGATAACAAGGGATCGACTAGAGGGTTAGCAGCCCTCGGGTTAAAGTCAAGGGTGGAGTGTAAAAGGGGGCCAGTGTGCATCAGGAGACAGTCGGGCGCGTTGCCCTAGCGCGTTACCGGTAGAGTCGTATCAACGCCCGTATTAGGCCTAACCCCGTTCTTAACACGGGCTCGGGTTTAGAGGGGACTGTCTGAGAAGTGCACATGGGCGTAATCCGTTCCGAATGGGAACCTTAGCACCTAGTCTTGCCCCCGCGCCACGAGATTCTTCTCGTGCCGCCTTGGGTGAATGACTTTGCTGGCGAACGGCCAAACCAATCGGTATACGTAATGACGGACGTAGCCTAGGGCAATGAGATCTAGTCGAGCTTGAGACACTCGCGGGTACGATTGCCTTACCATTGTCTGGGAAACACGGCTGGGGAGTCGTGGGACCTTCTGTACTATTTTGAGATCTAAGCTTAGTGTTCGTGGAGTAACATTTATAACACGGGATGTGGGATCATTATCCTCCCCGCTCTTATGGGATTGAGCGTTACAAACGCCTAATATGAGAAAGGAAGTAGCTTTCAAATTACCGAACCTCCCGAAGGCTCGTCTCACACGCGCCAGCGTCCAGCGTATGGACGCGAACGCCCGCACCCTGCGTATGGGTGCAAAGACCGCCAAGAGCATGAAGACCAACGTCCTCCAGCAGAAGACTCTGCGGAGGTGTAGGCCCATGACGCGGTCGCAAGCAACCGCCGCCAAAGTGCACATTTTAGCCAAGAGTCTCGGCGCTCTTGACTTAATCCCTGTGCACATGCGAACGTCTCCGGAGATCTTAAACCTCTTGGAGTCCCACCACGCTACGCTCACCCGCACCACACACTGCCCTGCCTTTATCTCCGGCAATCAGGGCTCCTGGACAAACTCTGACGATGTGAAGAACGGTCAGATTGTGCAAAGGAGGAAGCCCAAGCAGAAGCAGAAGGGGGGCACTATAGTCGGACGCGGTGCATATAACAAGGGTGTGCGCCAGGCATTCGACCTTGGCACTAGGGCTGCGTTGAAGGCGGGGGCGCGAACGGTCGCGGGCGCCCTTGGGGTGCCCCAGTTGGGCGGTCTCGCCGAATCCGGGGTCATTGAGCTTTACAACAAGGCTTCCAAGTTCCTCAAGGGTCACGGCGAATACAGCAACGCTGACAGTATGGTCCAGAACGTGCTGATGACGGGCAAGATGGGGCCTCTGACCAGATTCGCCGGGGACATCAACCGCATGACGATCACTGGTGAGGAGACTTTGTGCACCGTGCAGACAGGTTCTGTTGCAGGCAATGAGGTCATCATCAAGTGGTCGGTGAATCCGGGAGATTCCTCGTTCCTGCCTAAGTTAGCCAACACCGTTTCGGGATTCACGAGGTACAACCCCATGGGCATGTACTTCAAGTTCATCCCGTCGATGAGTTTGGACTTGGCTAATGGCAATTACGCGATGAAGATGATCTACAACGCCGGCGCCAACCCGATCACCACCTTCTTGGAGTGCACGGACGACACTGACTCCGTCACTGGCCAGCTTGGACAGCCGGCCATGTGCGGGATCGAGTGCGACGAAAGCACTCTGGGGAAGACGTGGTACATGATCCGAGATGGTGTGCTAACCGACGCCAACGGTACCACAGTCCCGCTTACAGAGACAGATCAAGGCACAATGTACTTCGCGCTCAAACCGGCATCATCAGTCGGAGCGAACACTCAGGTGGGGTACATTAAGGTCGGGTACGTGTACGTTGTTGACAGCCCAAGGCAGATTCGTTCGCGGTTCGGGCTGCTCAACTGGACGAACACAACTGGCATCACCAACTCGACGGTATTTGGCACTCCGGACACCACCACCACAGGAGTAGTGCGGCGCCAGATCGGAAGCCTGAGTGGCACCACCATCAAGAACAACTCAATCGAGCTGACCAATGCGAACCTGAACGATTACTATCGTATACGGCTCACTTGGTTCGGTGGTGCCACTGCCATCACCGCCCCGACACTAACCTTGACCAACTGTTCATACGTCACTTACTTCGCCAACCACACCGCCACTGCGACGTTCTTTCCCACAAACGGTACCACCACAACCCAATTTTGTGCGGATACGTGCGTTATAGTGACCTCAGCTGAGCCGAATGTTGCCACGATTGCACTGTCAGGAGCCACACTGCCTTCATCTGCCTCGTCAGTAACTGTCGAGATCATTTGTCTAGGCAATGGTCTACCTGCCACTGCATACTAGGTAGTCGGCAAGCTCTCGGGTCACATCCGGGAGTGGAGCCTCGCTCTGACAAGGCGAGTGTGCGCGGCCGCGAAGGCAAAGAA